AAGACATCGCAGGCCTTCATGCCAAAAGTGATCGAATAGTCATGTATATTATTGGGGGATTAGCATCGACTGTCGGCATCATCGTAGGTGTTCTTTTCAAATTAGTATGATTTTAAGCAAAAATTTTAGCTTGGTTGAGCTAACCAAGTCTCAAACAGCTGAAAGGAAGGGTATTTCAAACGACCCTAGTCCTGACCACCAGGAGAACCTCAGATTGCTCTGTGAGCGCGTCCTACAGCCAATTAGAGACCACTTTAATCACGTTGTGAGTGTATCCAGCGGATATCGCTCTCCGGCGCTCTGTCAGGCCATCGGCAGTTCTATGAATTCTCAGCATGCAAAAGGGATGGCGGCCGACTTCGAAATTTACGGCACACCTAATAATGAGATCTTTAACTGGGTCAAAAATAACCTCATGTTTGACCAAATGATATTAGAATTCTGGAATCCAGATGAGCCCAACTCGGGATGGTTGCACGTTAGCTATAATCCTGAATCCTCAGAAAATACGAAAGAATGCCTCCGGGCGTATAAAGACGAAGATAACTACACTCGATATAAACCCATTATAGGAGACGCTTAATGTTTATAAAACTTTGGAATTCTAGTCGGCATTTTTATGAAGTCGTTTTTGTTAAAATACCTAATCGGTATCAGGGACTGATCTTATTCGTAATGCTACTTGCAATCTGGTATAAATAACTTATATTGAATGTGGGTGCTTTAAAGGCCCATTTTATTAACTGTCTAACAAGGAGGTTAAATGACATTCGATAAATTACCATCAATCTTTAAACAACTCAGACCTGTTTCAATCGGGTTCGATAATCTTTTCGATCACTTCGAAAATTTTTTCGATGATTACGAAAACGTTAGGTCTTCGTTGACGGCTAACTTTCCCTTTTACAATATTGTAAAGAAGGAAGCGAACAAGTTCGATATTGAAGTGGCTTTAGCAGGCTATGACAAGAAGGACATTGCTGTAGAATATGCAGATAACATACTAACGTTAAAATCTGTTAAGGAAACTAAATCCGACAAGGAAAAAGACGGAGTGATTCATCAAGGAATCGCAAAAAGATCTTTTTCTAAAGTTTTCACCATCGCTAATGATGTAGAAATCAAAGGTGCTGAGTTAAAAAACGGATTATTGAAAATATCTTTAGAGAAGATTGTTCCTGAAGGCAAAAAGCCAAAAACGATCACGGTAAAATAGAGGATTATAAAATTTACTACGCCTCGCGCGTATATCCTACTAAATCCATGATCTAAGTTCTTCGCCCATGACTTCAGAGGCGATATTAATTTTCTTGCGGAGGGATTTGACGATTTTTTCATCAACGGTCTCTTCCGCGAGAATATCAACATAGGTCACAGATTTCTTTTGCCCGATCCGGTGAGCACGGTCCTCGGACTGAATTCGTTTTTCAAGGTCATAACCATTAGAATAATATATCACGGTATTAGCCGCTGTTAAAGTGAGGCCGTATCCACCTGTTTGGGCAGTTCCCACGAAATAGCGTACTTTAGAATCATTCTGAAAAGCGTCTTTATTCTTGTCCCGTTGATCTTGGGGCGTGAGTCCATAATAATCAACCACGGACCACGGACCATATTTTTTAATAAGGGCCTTTTTAATAATTTGTACATCTTTTTGCCAATGCGCCCAAATAATAGCTTTACCTTCTACTTCTTCTAAAATGTCCATTAACTCATTCAATCTATTATTCTTGACTTCTTGAGTGGTCCCGTCATCTGCTACAAAATGACCACACGTAATTTGTTGGAGCCTCATTAATTGAGTCAAAGCATTTACAGTCGTAGCTGTTTTTTTATTTAAAGTAGCTAACGCTTCTTCCTTCATTTGCTTATAGACTTTTTGTTGTTCATCCGTTAAGCTTATTACCCTTTTCATATAAATTTTATCAGGTAAATCTAAACAATCTTCTTTTAAGACACGATAAGAAAAAGGTTTTAATTTATCAGATAATTCTCCTAAATTTTTAAAACCAGATACTAATTGAATAGAACGTCCAGATATATGAGCTGTTTTCATAATAGCATATCTCATTCTAAATGAAAAATAAGACTCATGTTCCAAATGAAAAGGATCTAAAAAATAACACTGAGTGAACAAATCCAATGGGTTTTTAGTAACAGGAGATCCTGTCATTATTCTTCTATACTTACTTTTTGTAGAGAGATTTAAAATATTTTTAGTTCTCCGTGCTTTAGGATTTTTTATAGTAGTAGACTCATCAATAACCATTAAAGTATTGTGGCTATTTATAAATTTTGCTGCAAAATCAGTTCCTTTAGTAGTACTTAATGCTTCAACATTCATAATTAAAATATGAAATGTTTCTTCTGGTTCAAACAAAGAATCTAATTTTTCTTGTTGACCTTTAGTAATATTTGCTTGCCACAATACGGTCACATTCTCTATGTGATCTGGTAAATGAGTTGGAAGTTCTTGATCATACCATGTACCTACAACGCCTTTAGGTGCAACGATTAAAAGACCATCTATCTTGCCTTTATCATAAAGCATAGCGGCATTATCAATTAATACTTTGGTTTTACCCGTACCCATTTCCATAAAATAAGCATAGGTTTCTTTATTCCACGATTTTTCTAACGCAGTTATTTGATGTGCGTATGGTTTAGTTTTAAATTTATAGTTCATAATTTTTCTTCTTTCTAGTTGACAAGATAACAATGAATCATTATATTGTCAAGCATGAAAGAAAAAATAGTTTACGTCATACAAGAAATTCCTGGTACCCAATCGGGCAAGCCTAAAATAAATATTATGGGCGCGTCTAAATACGGAGAATTTAAATTTCTATTACCAGAATTTTCACAAATAATTTTTTCTCCAGGTCCTTTAATTTTTAAATTAAGAAAATCTTTAAAGGATTTTACGACGGAAGATTATTTATTATTGACAGGGGATCCTGCAATTATAGGTGTAGCATGTTCTATAGTTTCTGACATGACAAATGGTAAATACAATTTACTAAAATGGGATAAACAAGAAAGAAAATATTATCCTATTGAAATTAACTTATACGAGAAAGGAAAAATAGATGAGTAGTATTAATTTTGAAGAGGACCAAGCAAATGTTTTGCAAAAAACAGAAAATATTAAATCATTAGCAGATCAAGTTGAAAACTTAGAACAACTTCAAAGAAGTATAGAAAACCAAGAAGAGAACTTGAAGGATTTAAAAAAGAAATTAGAACATATATCAGGAGAAGTAATTCCAACTATGATGTCTGAGATGGGTTTATCTCATTTAAAACTTATGGATGGATCTTCTGTAGATGTTAAACCAAATTATAGCGCCAACATCACTATAGCAAATAGAGAAGCGGCGTTTAACTGGCTTCGTAATAATGGACTAGGAGATATAATCAAAAACGAGATACTCGTATCTTTTGGTCGCAACGAAGATAACAAGGCAGCTGATTATGCTGCTCTTGCACAAGAGCGTGGGTTTCAGCCGACACAAAAGTTGAAGGTTGAGCCCATGACTCTTAAAGCGCTAGTTCGGGAGCGTATTGAGGCGGGTAAGGAACTGCCTACCGAGCTTTTCAACGTATTCGTTGGAAATAAAACAACAATAAAGAGGAAACAATAAACATGAACCAAGTACAAATAAAAGAAGCAGGCGCAGTGGCTACGACTATGTTTGAAGCTGATGCAAATGCGGGCTCTCAGAATATGACGCAAGAAGATCTTGCGTTACCATTTCTGAAAGTTTTGGGACAGTTATCTCCAGAAGTTAATAAACAGAATGCTAAGTTTATTAGCGGTGCAGAACCTGGAATGATTGTAAACAGCGTGACCAAAGAGCTTTATGATGGAGCAAAAGGTATAAATGTTATACCTGTCCATTATGAAAGACAATATGTCGAATGGCAAGACAGAGGTCAATCTGGAAATGCTCCTGTAGCAATCCATAGTGCAGACAGTGATATCGTGAGTACAACTACTCGTGATAAATCTTGGAAGGATAGATTACCAAATGGTAATTATCTGGAAAACACTGCTAACCACTTTGTGATTCTTATGGGCAAAAGTCCATCAACAGCATTGATATCTATGAAGGCTACTCAATTAAAGATTAGTCGTAAGTGGAATTCAATCATGATGGGTATTAAGCTACAAGGTAAAAATAGCTTATTCACACCGCCAACATACAGCCACATTTATAATCTAAAAACTGTTCAGATGTCGAATGACAAAGGAACATGGTTTGGATGGGATGTGTCTAAAGTTGGTCCGGTTACAGATAAAGGTGTTTATGCGATTGCTAAAAGCTTTGCTGAAAAAAACAGCAAGGGTCAAGTAAAAGTTAAACACGGATCTGACGAATCAAAAACCGATTCACCATATTAACCAAATCCTAGGAGGCGGGCGCTGAAGCGAGAGTGGGGGCGCCCGTTTAAAATATGAATATGTTTAAAGAAATATTTAAAGGCTTAGAACGTGCACATGGTTGTACTAAAGTATCTGGACCAACAGAAAATGGTGTCAAGGTAAAAGGACAATCTTTTGTAGTACGTCAGCCAGTGACAGATGATCTCTGGAGAATGCATTTACAAGGAACACAAAGTTTAGGAATTATTCCAATTAATGAAGATAATCAATGTGTATGGGGATGTGTAGATATAGATTCCTATGCAGGTTTTGATCATAAAAAATTAATAGATAAAATAAAAAATTATAATCTACCACTGGTGGTGTGTAGATCAAAGAGTGGTGGGGCGCATGTCTTTCTGTTTACCACAGAGTCGGTATCAGCAGAAAGAATGAGAGACAAACTTACAGAAATAAAAACATTACTAGGATATGGCGGATCAGAAGTCTTTCCAAAACAAATTCAATTAAAATCGCAAGATGATACAGGAAATTTCCTTAACTTACCATACTTTAATGGTGATGATACAACAAGATATGCATTTAAAGATGATGGTACAGCAGCAAATTTAGAAGAATTTTATGAGATCTACAATAACGTAAAACAACTAGATGTTGGTCTTATAAAAGTACAGAGGCCCCAATCAGAATTTTCTGACGGGCCTCCGTGTATAGAACTTATGGCTATAAATAAAATACCAGAAGGTGGTAGAAACAATGCGATGTTTCATTATGGTGTTTATGCTAAAAAGAAATGGCCGGCAGAATGGAAAAGTAAGATGACTGTCTTTAATATAGAAGCATCAACTACACCATTAAGTGAATCAGAAGTAGATATAATTAAAAGACAACACGATAAAAAAGATTGGGGTTATAAATGTAATGATACTCCAATGTGTAATTTATGTGATAAAAAATTATGTAGAGAAAGAAAGTTTGGTATTGGAGATGAATTAGTTTTTCCTTTATTAGCCGATCTACAAAAAATTAAATTAGAAAAACCATATTACTATCTTAATGTTGATGGAGAAAGACTACATTTAGAAAATGTTAAATATTTAAAACAGCAAAGCTTATTTCAAGAAGCATGCATGGAACAATTAGATTTTAAACCACCAACAGTTAAACCTAAAGACTGGGACATGATTATAAATCCATTGATGAAGAACCACGAACCTGTGGAACCACCAGAAGGTGTAACAACTAATGATCAACTACAAAATCATTTAGAAGAGTTTTGTTTAAATAGACATATTGGAACAGCTATCACGGATCTTAAAAATGGAGGTGTGTGGAATAATGAAGGATTTCATCATTTTATATTTAGCAAATTTTATACTCACTTTTTAATTAGACAACGATGGGATATTAATTATCAACGTACAGCTCAGATGTTAAAAGAATTTTGCAACTGTGAAGACACTAGGGTTGGTAAAAATAGAATATCGGTATTTTCTGTTAAACAATTTGACAAAAGAAAAGATGATTATGTTCAAAAAGAATTAAAACCGAAGGATGTGTTTTGAAAACGATTGTACTAGGACCACCAGGTACAGGAAAGACAACTACACTATTAAATAAGGTAGATGATTATTTAAAAGAAACAGATCCAGATAGAATTGGTTATTTTGCTTTCACACAAAAAGCTGCATATCATGCTAGAGACGAAGCAATTAAAAAATTTAATTTAACCGAAGATGATCTTCCATATTTTAGAACACTACACTCACTAGCATTTAGAAAATTAGGAATTAAAAAAGACCAAGTTATGCAATCAAGACACTATAAAGATCTTGGAAAAAAACTAGGATTTCCAGTCTCTTATGCAGAACATCAAGAAGATCACGGTATATTTACTTCTGATAGTGAATATTTACAAATAATTCAATTAGCTCAACTTAGAAATATTACACCTGAACAACAGTATGAAAGAAGGGAGCACACTCAGGACCTGGAGAGAAATAAGTTAAGAATTATATATAATGAATTAAAAAGATACAAAAAAGAATATAACTTAATTGAATTCAATGACATGATTTTAAATTTTATTAAGTCCGATTTATCTCCAAAATTAGATGTGATCTTTATTGATGAAGCTCAAGATTTATCTTTAATGCAATGGGATATGACAAAAACTATCTGGAATAAAACAGAAGATACTTTTATTGCAGGTGATGATGATCAGGCTATTTTTAAATGGGCCGGTGCTGATGTAGATTCTTTTATAGCTCTTCTTTCTACATTTGTAGCTCCA